CACCCATTTTTAAAAACAGTTTGTTTACTGTCTCACCATTTTCATCAATGCTATATTTGGCTGAATTTACTAAATCAGGTAATACTGTTTGTACTTCTTGTGAAATAAATCCTGCAACATTTGTACCATCACCATTTAACCAATCAAAACGACGAGGCTTCAACGCCAGCACTTCTGTCAAACCTGTTTCAAGGTCTTTAATGTTTGTTTTTAATGTTTGATCTGAAATTGCTGAAATTGATGTTGAAGTAGCATGAACAGTACCACCCATGTCTACATAAAAACGATATGCTCCTGCTCCTGTTGAATATATATTTAAATTAGAGGCTGCACTTGTAGAAGAAGCTACTGTTGCATTTATAAATCCAGTTCCAAGAGTATATCCAGAACCAGTAATAGATACACCAACATTAGATGTGCTTAAACTTGTTTGCCCCACCAGCAAATTACCACTAGTATCAAGCGTCATTGCTTGGGTGAAGGTGATTGCGTTACCTGCTGTGCCTGATGCTGCTATATTAAAACGGAACTGCCCATTATCCATTCGCAGTTGAGCAGCAGCTTGGCTCAAATCGTAAGTTGACGTATCAGAGGAACTTACGTTATTTGTGTTGTATCCAATGTAAGGAAAGCCGTTTGAGTTAGCAATGTTAAATCCAATACGAGCATTGCTTGTGTTGTATCGAGCGCTGATAGCGGGGCCACCAGCAAAATTATTTGCAACAACGTCTAGCTTTGCACTAGGAGTACCACCCACGCCAACATTCTGTGAAGTGTCAATCGTTACCGCAGTCGTAGTTCCATTGGTCTGTAGTTGCAAAACACCTGAAGTATCTGCTGAGTATGAAAGGGCCGTAGTTGTCGTGGTTCCTGCACTTATCGTTGAAGCCATTATGCTATCTCCAGTTGTTTGCAATTGTCAAAATGATGTACTTTCATTCCTGCACTACCACCAATTTTTTTGCAATGTGGGCATTGTAATTGCGGTTTATTTTTGTGTGATTCTGACATTTTTTTTCTAACCTCATCTGTCATTTTTTTACCAAACCAATGTTTTGCTACGGGACGATATTTAAATTTAGCTTTTGTTTCTTCAGTATGTTTTTTACCATACATTGGATTTTTTTCGCCAATCCGAATTTCACTAAGAATTTGTTTTGTTTCTTCAGATGTTGTTTTTCCAAGCATTGGTGGTACTTGATTTTTTCTTGCAATTTTTAATTTTTCTTTAATCTCATCAGTAAATACAAGAGCTTTACAGCCATCACCGCCTTTGGTTTGATTGACAATATTTACACCAATTTCACGAAATTCAGCTATCAATTCAATTTCTTTTGCAAATGCTTGTTCTTCAGTAAGCCCAGACTCAATAATCTTAACTATAAAATTACCGATTTTTTCCACCTCAGCCTTCCAAATCATATTTCTGCCATTGCGTCTATATGGTCGGCTTGGCACACCCTTGCCCACATAAAATACAGAACCATCTGGTCTAGTATGTACATAAACGCAATAATCGTTTTTCATTACACAATTACCCATCTTTGCCCACTAGCGACCGTTATGCTGACACCAGATGCAGTTGTTATTGGGCCAACAGAGAATCCGTTTGTGCCAGTGGCTACCGTGTAACTAACGCTTGCTGTTGTGTTGTTGATTTGAATCGCCCCGCCCGCTTGTGCTCCACCTATTCCGCCCCAGATTGAGCCGTTGTAGCCCTCAAACTGATTCAGGGTACTGTTATACCTAAACATCGCTGTGGCAGGTGTGGCAGGTCTTTGCGCCGTTGTACCCACTGGTAGTGTAATAGCGCTTGTGGTTGGGAATGCCGTAATGCCTGTTGTTCCGTTAATCTGCACCGAGTCCGCACCGCTATTCACCGCAAACCGAATCGTGTTAGCGGTTGTTGTCCCCAACAACAAGTCCCCAGTCGTAGCCGTTAAGTACACTGTATTGGGAGATCCAAAGCTGTTCGTGCCCGGTGTGCCAGTCCAACCTGAGCTGTTCATACCGAAGTCACCGTAGTAGGTGGTTGCAGTCGTGTTGTTGTTCGATACAATTACATCAGCAGAAGCGGAAGTGCCCGTATTGGTGTTCTGAATCTCCATTTGAACATAACTGTTCTGGCTCGCTTGCATCGTCAAGATGTGGTTTACATCTGTGTAGCTAAGTGTCCCGTAAGAGAACGCACCTGTCGAACCTGTACCTGAAGTCGTAGCATTAGCAGTAACTGTTGTGAACGCGCCCGTATTTTGTGTAGTAGCACCAACCGTACCGTTGATGTTAATGCTTGCGGTTCCTGTTAGGTTTGTAACCGTACCAGACGACGGCGTACCAAGAGGCCCACCACTATAAACAGCATACTCAGCAGGATAAGTACAGAATACATTTTGTGTGCCAGATGCAAAGTTAACAGTCGATCCTGCATTGCTTGACGCTATTACAGTTGTACGAGTGAGCGTATTACCTGTGTTCCAAGTACCAAGTCCAACTTCCCAATTTGCGCCGCCTTGATCCGCTATACAGTAGTACGTTGTGGTTCCATTAGTTGAGCTAAACGCTGTACTAAAAGACTGATACCCCGTCACCGCACCAAGGAGCGTAGCTGCGCCTGTACCTGGAGAACTACAAGTTTCTAGTACCCTGTCTTTGATCAAGAAAGCCATACATACCCCTTAATTAAGAAGTCGCGGTGGTTGAATAAATAACCGACACCGTGTCTCCAGCCGTTGTTGTTTTGGGTGTGCTGAAGTTTCCTTCAGAATACAAAGTACCGCTTGCATTGCTTAGTGTGTTTAATGCGCCTGTGCCTGTAACTAAGAAACAACCGTAGACCGTACCACCTGAACCTGTGATTGTGTAAGTAACAGACGTGGCTGTCGAAGATGTTACGTTAGAAGGTGTAGCGCCTGTAGAGGACGAAGCAGCAAAAGCTGCTGTACCGCGAACCGCAGAACCGCCCACTTGGTATGCTATAAATTCCTTAGATGGCACTATAGTGCTCATAGTATCCGTTGCAGCTGGTGTAATGCTTGCATTAAGCAAACCAAGGTATGGACCAACAGTCGTATAAGTTCCTGAAGTTCTAAGAAGCGTGTCTAGCATTAACTGCTTACCAACAGCAACGACCAGATTAGGAAACTCTTCTTCCCATTTAACGTTACCGTCTTTATCGCGGCAAACAACGTGGTACCAGCCCTCTATACCCATACCTGCTGGAACTTGTACATTAGACTGCATCGTAACAACTGCGTTGTCCCCGAAGCTTGAAATTTCGTTACTCATTTTAACTCCTTATGAAATCCGAATAATAGCCGCTGTGTTGGTTGCGGCGGGGAACTGAACTGTGAATGTGGCGTTAGAGGTCTTGGAAGAACCAAAATCTAAAACACAAACTGCTGGGTTTGTTGTGCCATTATTCAAATAAATGAGTGCGCCTCGTGCACTAATCGACCCATTCCAAACAGCATTGGCAAAAGACACATACGCTGTATCCCCACTTGACCCTACTGTTGGAACTTGATTAACGACAAGAAGTTGTCCGCCTGCTGTATAACCGGTACCTGATGTCTCACCCGCGTTGGTATAAGACTGCGTAGTCTGATTAAGCGTAGCAGCGTTAGTGTAAAGCGCCATGTAGAAATTACCAGATGTGAAGTTATACACCCCATTCATCATGCCGGTCTTAAATACGTCGCAAGCCCAGTTACCAGTAAATGCCATTTTATGTTACCTTCTGACGATATTGACCAGAACGATAAGCATCCTGTCTCTCCAGACCATCGCCCAAACGTTTTGCTTCCATAAGCGCTTCCTTGTACTTATCGTTGTACAAAGCAAGTATGTCGGCTTCGCCCTTCATGAATGTGTAAGCTTCAACCAAAGCTCCATACAAAAGTACAGAATCGTAGTTATCGCCAAGCCATGTGGTGCCTGTTGGGTTTGATACTGCGCTAACAGATGCGGTAAAGTTAGAACCGCCGCTTCCAATGGAAGAACCCGATGCACTAATAACATCACCTACAGAATACAACGCACCGCCAGTAGTTGGCGTAATGCCTGTGACGATACCCGCTGCCACCGTGATCGTAGCAGTTGCTGAGTTGCCGTTGCCGCCTGTGAGGGGCACATCATAGTATGTGCCATTGGTGTACCCAGACCCGCCGTTGACG